CTCTTGTTATAGAGATAGCTGCCATTAGAATACTCCGGGTATTATTTGACCTGTTGTTGCGTAGGCTCCTACAGCTGCTACGAATCCGAGCATTGCTGCCCAGCCATTAAATCTTTCTGCTTCTGGTGACATTAGTTTTTGTTGTGGTAATAGTTGAATGGGTGGTTCGTTTGGGTAGATGTTTTCTCTACCATCAGTATCGGTAGTAATCATTTTCTTCTTTTCTTTGGTGGTTTCTTAGCTGTTAATGCGGACCGTCTAAAGTTTGCTTCTGTTGGTGCACCTTTAGATCCCGGCTTCCTCATCTTCTCGCCAGAGCCAGCTTTGATTCTTTTTCTCTTGGCGTGAATGTTTGCGTAAAGTCCTCTCTTAGCCATTAGCGTTTTTTACCTTTGTGTTTGCAGCCACATTTGCTGCCTTTTTTGTGTGCCATGTTAGCATTTCCATCGTCTCATGGCAAGAGCCTTACGTGTCGGCTTGCCGTTCTTTCTCATCGGACCCTTCATGCCTCTAAAGCGAGCACAGAATGAGCGTTTGCGTGGACCTCCTCCGGGCTGTGGAGCCTTGAGGTTGGAGCCGGTAGCCCGATTGTATTTTTTTCTACCGGCTGCAGTGAGCCCTCCCTTGCGGCTCTTGTGTTTACCTATCTTAAGGGAGACGTTTCTTTGACGTACTCTTTTTCTAGCCATAGACCTTCATAGATTTATTCTTTTTGACTAGCCCTTTAGTATCACCACCCATAGCTTCGATAAAATTTTTCATATGTTTCATCTCTTCCTTTTTAATCTCAGGTGTTCTTATGTGATTAAAGTATCTAAAAGGTGGTGGGCTGAAATCTTTAGGTGTTATGTTAGCAACCTTTGATTTAATTTTCATACGTTCCGCAAGAGGTACAGGTAGTCCATGTATGTCAGGGTTGTACTCTCCAGCATCTTGAAACTTACCTCCACCTTGCATGTAGGCTTTACCTCGACCGTCTAAAAAGAAACCTTGTTCAGTTACATAGTTCATCATAGATGGGTCAGGTTGACCATCAGATAGATTAGCTATCTTTAAGCCATCTTTCTTTGGTGCAGGCACGTACGGACCAGATGGCTTAGGTTTATATGGTTGGTAAGGTGAGCCGCCTTCACCGGGAGTCTCCTTCTTCTTCGAGATCTGCATGCCAAAGTTTTGCTGAGATTTCTTTCCCAGTCTAAACACTGTCAGCAAATCATCAGCGGTTCTTGCCATGATTAGTAACCTTTCTTAATTTTTTTTCCAGTTTTTTTGGCGGCGGCTTTAGCAGCTTTCTTCCCTGCTGCTGTGTAGGGATATTTTTTTCCGTTGACTTTTGGCATTAGAATTTTACGTTTGGTGATCTTTCAAGTTTCTCCATTATATCTTTACGATATGCTGGATCGTTTTCATAACGTGGGTCGCCCATAGCTGCTACTACTTCTGCTTGGCTACGGAACTGACTGCCACTTGTCTTAGGTGCGTTACCTGTGAGCATCTTACCTTCGTACCCTGCTGCATCATTATATCTGTATGCAAGAGATCTGATTGCAAAGAATGCACCGAGAGCATCACCTCTCTGCATAACTGCATCGAACATATCTATCTCTTGTTGGTTAAGGTTAGTCCCTGCCCACTCTAGCATGTTTCTATAGTTCTCTTCGCCACCTACAACTCCCTTCAGCTCAGTCATTTCAGCTTCTGTAAAGTCTTTAGGTGCAACTGCTTGTGCTTCTACCTGTTTACGGTACTCAAGATGTAGATTAGCAAGATCAACTGGGTCCATCTGTTGTAGTTCTGCTACAGCATCTTCATGAAATTCCTCATTGTTCAGCTCGTACTCCCATAACTCATCGAGAATACTGACATCTTCTTCACCTTCTTCACCTTCTTCGTACTCTTCTTCGTACTCTTCTTCTTCAGCTTCAGCTACAGGTTCTTCTGCTTCACCTTCGCCGAGTTTCTTTTGTAATTCTATATAACCTTGCTCTAAGTCTTGAGCATTCTTATACTTTCCAGCAAGCAGATTATCCTGTGCTTCTTGCATGGACTCTCCCACTTTGAGAGAGTCTTGCTCGTCAGCATTAAGATTATCTATACTTGTTACTTCTGGATTGTTCTCGTATGTTAACGTTTCTGCCATATTATTGTGGTGGTTGTTGTGCTATGTTTGGATTTTTAGTTGGGTCCATCATAGGAGCTTTCATCAAGTTAGGTGTCTGCTTTACTGCTTCCATCTCAGCTTGCTGTGCAGCTGCTTGTTGCTGTTCTTCATTTACTTCTTGCATACTCTTAACCAAGTTAAGTACATCTATACCCTGTGCTGCTGCTAATCTCTTGACAACCTCTTCTGGATTTATGTATGTAGCAATAGCTTCTGGTCCCATTGTCTGTGCAATAGTCTGTAAGAACTGTCCAAGTGCTTGTACATCTTGTCCTCTGCCCAACGAGTTAATACCAGCTACAATGATAGGCTTCACCATACCTTTAGGTATACGTGGTATCTCACCTGTCTTCTGGAATACACTCAGTTTTCTGTTTAAGTATGGTACTAAGAACTCAACTGTAAGAAGTCCAAAAAGCCCTCCAAGCTGTTGCTCTAGTTCCATCTGTGTCATACGTACCTCTTCAGCTGTGGTCCTTTCTGACTGTCTTACTGACAGAATCAGGAACGCTTCGTTCAACCGCTTCTCGAGTGTCTGCATGTGCTGCAATGCCGTAGCAAAGTCAGCAGTTTTGCCAACTTGTATCACGCCTATGTCATCAGGTCTACCCTGTACTATCGCACCATTACCAGCTTGTGCTAGTGTCTGTGGTTTTGTAGTACTAGATGGTGAGACAGTAAAGACTACCTTTGCTGCTGCTGCAGATCCTTCTACGATAGCTTGAGACAATGCTTCGAGAGACTTGAGATCTCCGATGAACTGTCCTACTCTACCTCTACCATATGCTTCTCCATCTACTGTATTGAATCGTAGCGGTAGCCATGGTGTAGCATCTACTGGTGCTTTACTTTCTGATCCTTTAAGTCGTTTGTTGTTGACTTCTTGATGCCACATAAATCTATTGTTATCACGTCTGACGTGTGTGTAGACATCAACTTCATTCTCATCTTCTTCACCGTCTACGACATCCTGATATTCATTCTTAGGAGGTTCGTAGTTTGGTACAAGATCTTTGTTTATTCTTTCTTTCGTGACAATTTCAATCACCTCGCCGTTGCCGTCTCGTTCTATAACGTAGCGATTCAGAGGAAATAGTTTCAGCCCGGCTTTACCCATAAAGATAAGAGCATTACCACCTACAACTAGATGTTGTAATGCTTGGTGTATTACTACACGATCATCTGATGCAGCGATAGCGTCAAGAATGGTACGCTCTATCTTTGCAAAGGATAAGTCAAGTTCTGATTTTATTTCTGGTCCAAAGTTTTCTCCTAACTGAGACTCATCTAACTGTAGCTTAAAGAAGCTAGTCTGGGGTGGCACTAGACTAAGAGAAAGCTTGGAAGCTAAGGCTACTACACCTTTAGCTCCCACACTTTGCCATGGAGTCTTAAGTTGTTTCATACCTTTAGAGTAATCTTCGTGTCCTCTTATAAGGTAAGGTAGAGTAAGTTTGGTTGCATCTTCTGCTTCGGTTAGAAACTGGGAACGATCACTGGATAAATTATCATACCTAGATTTCGCTGTCATTGTTCTATATGTTTAATGATGATATTCGTAAGCCAGATCTATTGAACGCAGCACGAGGCCCGTACATTCTAGCTTCTTCTTCTATTCTACCTGTCTTCACACCACCAACCTTAGCTTTCTTTTTACCTAATCCGTAAGAAGCTGCTACACGTTGACGTTGTGCATCTCTAATTTGCATCTCTTTTGCTTGACGTTCTCTCTCTTGATAATTAGATATGTCTCCTCTCAATCCTAGAACGTCACCACGTAGTCCGGAGATCTCTCCTTGATAACCTTTAATGTCACCTTGAAGCTGACCGATCTGTCCTTTGTAGCCACCTATGTCAGCTTGTAGTCCACCGATCTGTCCTTGTAGTCCACCGATCTGACTCTTATAGCCACCGATGTCTGACTGCAGTCCACCTATCTGAGTTTTATAGTCACCTATGTCTGACCGTAGTCCGCCAATCTGCATTCTATAGTCACTAATGTCACCACGTAACCCACCTATCTGTCCTTGCAAGCCACCGATCTGAGTTTTATAGTCACCTATGTCTGACCGTAGTCCGCCAATCTGCATTCTATAGTCACTAATGTCACCACGTAACCCACCTATCTGTCCTTGCAAGCCACCGATCTGTTTCTCATAAGCACCAGCAGCTGATTTCATTTCTGATTGTAAGCCGCCTATCTGTTTCTCATAGGCACTAGCAGCTGATTTGATTTCTGATTGTAAGCCGCCTACTTGTCCTTGTAAGCCACCGATCTGCTCTCTATAGTCACCGATGTCAGACTGTAGTCCACCAATCCGTGTTTGATAGTTACTAATATCACCACGTAGTCCACCGATCTGGTCTTGATAACCACCTATCTGCATCTGATAATCTCTTAAAGATTTCTGGTAGTCTGAGGTTCTGGTATCTACATCTTGTCTAAGAGCACCAAGCTGTTGACGGTAGTCGCCAAGAGCTTTTTCATAGTCACTCACCTGTCCACGATAACTACCAATGTCAGATTGTAAGTTACCAATCTGCATCTGATAAGCGTCGAGTTGTTTTTGACGTTCACTTGCTGCGGTTCGGTAACCACCTATGTCTGACTGTAGTCCACCTATCTGACTTCGGTAACTACCTATGTCTGACTGCAGTCCACCTATCTGACTCTGGTACCCACCAATTTGCATTTGATAATCGTCAAGCTGTCTTTGACGTTGACGTGCTGCAGTTTGATAGTCACCTATCTGTCCACGATACTGTGCTATGGTACGTTCAAAGTCACTAATTTGACCTTGGTATCCTCCAAGCTGTCCTTGCAGTCCACCGATTTGATCTTGATAACCACCAATTTGACCTCGGTAATCACCAATCTGTCCTTGTAGATTACCTATCTGAGTTTGGAAGTCACCAATCTGACCTCGGTAGTCTCCAATTTGTCCTTGCAGCCCACCAATCTGTGTCTGGTATCCTCCGATCTGTCCTTGTAGGTCACCTATCTGTGACTGATACTGTTGAGACTGTTGATCCCATGTACCACGTAGAGATGCCAGATACTCAGACATGTTGTCAGCTGATATCTGTTGACCACCACCAACGTCGATCATTCTTGGAGGAGGTGTAACTACATTAGGTTGGGTTGGAGCTGTTTGCTCAGGTATTGGAGTAACAGTACCTTCTGGCATAGCTTCTTGTGCTTGTTGCTCTACCTCTTCTCTTGTAGGAGGAGGGGGAGGGGGAGGTGTGACTTGCATCTGTTGTCGGTTACCACCACCACCACCTCTGTTTCCTAAGTTAGGTCTTGGTCCACGCTGATCTCTTGCATCTTGTATTGCTTCATTACTCTTTGGTATCAACATGTTAGTAAACTGATTGTTAATACCTAAAGCACGAGCTGGAGTAGTTACTAAGTTACGTGTACTACGTGCAAGGTTAGTTACATTCATACGGTCAGTATCAGACTGATTGTAGTAACTACCTTTCTGATAAGATGTGTAATCAGATTCTGGTTCTGGACCTCCGGGGCCAGGTCTAGCAAACGGATCACCTTTTACAATGTTAGCAGCTTTTGATAAGTTGCCTGTAGGTTTCTCTACTTTGTCTGCATAGAATTTGTCTTGTGCAGCATCCTGAGCTCTAGCAGCATCACTATTAGCTTTCTCTAATTTTTTATATTTCTGTAAAACCTCGGGGGGTGCATCTCCTCTTTTAAGAGCAGCTATTCCATATTTCTTTTCAAAAGCTTTTATTTCTGCTAGCTCTCGAGTTACTGGTCTAGTATAGGTCTCACTTTTATTC